ACTTTCGCCCCCAACTGCGTCAGATCACCGAGGAAGCTACCGGTCCCCGGCGTGTCGGCAGCACTAAAGAAAGCAGAGGCAATCTGGAGACGCTCCGGCAACGACAGTTTGGACTCGGTGTCGTCACCTTCCATCAGCTTTCGGTATGCGGCGTAGCGTTCCGCAAGAGTTTGTTGTTTTTCCTGTGGCTCGGTGTCGGGAGCCGGTGGAGTCTCTTCTTCGATAACCGTCTCTTGTGCGGTTGGCTTGGATGGCAGCATAGTCTTAATCTGTTCTGAATCCAGACCTGCTATTAGTTCCATGTTGGGATCAACAAAAAGACCATCTTCAACCGGCTCGGTACCTACCGCTTGTCGTTTAGCCTCAGTAATTGCTGCCGTGCCTTCTGGCTCAAAAAAGTAATCTACAGCCTGATTAAATGGAGAGTTCTGCATACGTTCTAACTCTGCCAGACGCCGCTCCTCGGCTCCCGGAATGTTTACAAAATTTCGATCAAATTAGTTTTTAAGTCCCTCAATGTCGCGTCCAAAAGATGTACGAGGAGGAGACCCACCATCCTGCATCCGGACGATCTGTCCACCAGTATTACGACGAACAATGCCTGACAATCCTGCCCGACGGCCTACGGCACCGCCCTGATTAAACAGCCCAGACTTTCCGATACCTCCGAGCAACGTACCGGCACCAAGAGCCGCGCTGCCTATCTGCGTCAAGGCAGACGGACCCGGCGCAACCGGGCTTACTGTCTGCCGCTGGAAACCAGACGGCGACGGGGCATTGGTAATAAACCGCAGATATGTCGCCAGTGTTTCCTCGGGGAACATAAGTTCCTGCTGGAACTGCTGCTGTGCCAGATCAATCGCGGCCTGTTCACGGGCACGAAGAGCCTCACCGACACCGCCAAGCTGACCAAGCTGTGCCATCTGCTGCTGGTACGCCCCGGTGCCAATCGACGGCATCTGCGCGGCAAGGTTTGCCAGACGACCACGAGCCGCCGCTGCCTCTGACATGGCCTGTTGATAGGCCTGTTGTCCGCCCATCGTCTGAATGTCAGACAACCGTTGCTGTAGATTGCGCTGACCCTCGGCTTCTTCGATGAACCGTCGGGAACCGCGAAGACCGCCTTCGCCTACTGCGGCAGTCCGCATCTGCTGCTGCGGACCACGCTGATACTGACGGACTGCCTCGCGCTTGGCGATGTCTGTCACCGCCTGTTGGTACGGGTTCATCAGACCCTGAACCTCACCGGCAGTTACCGGGGCGGCAGCACCGAGGGCAGCTGTACGGGCAACCTCAAATGCAGGGGCAGCGCCGGGACCACGGGCCAGTGATTCGATACCACGAAAAGCCTCTTCTTCCTGTGCCTGAAGCGGGGCCATCTGGGCACCGGGAAACGGCTGGAATCCTTCGGCGGTACGCTGCTCATAAAGTTCCTGCGCCTTGCCGAAGACATCAGCAACATACTCGCGCTGTTCAGGGGCGTACTCGGGAACCTGCGTTACCGTGGATGCAGTCTGTGCGGGTGCCGGAGGCGGCGAAGATTTTCCCAAACTCATCTTATAATTCCTTAGTCATCAACACTGCCTGACGACGAAAACCCGGAAGAACTTTTTCCCACCCGGCTCGTCCTGTAATCATCAGACGTTTGGCCCCGTTCTTCTGGCCCCACGCCTCGACTGATGGCAGCATCTCCTCTAATTCTTCTCGTCGTCCCCCGGCCAACCATATATGAAGTATGGGACCATCAACCGCAGGAAGCCAAAATGTTACACCGGCAGTCTTATGGCTGTCGTGCAACCAAAGGTCTGCCTGTCCAGTTCTGAGTAGCTGATAAACGCTTTCAGGCGTATGGGTATTATCCCTTCTGATTGCTTTTAACAGCAGTGGCTCCGCGACAAGCCAGAACTCTACGCCTACTGGATTATACAACTCCACCCTGCCTCATCAAACCTGTCATAAGCTGCGGACCGACCGGTGCCGGTTGCTGCGTATTACCATACTTGGTCTGACGGACGTTTGAAACGAAACTATCGAGCATGTCGGCACCGGCACCGGACGATCCATCGCCTAGCTGCGATACGACATCTGCGGGTAGGACGTACTCGTCACGCGACAGCAGTGCTGGTTGGTTGCCCTCGATGGAGAACGGAACATCGTCCGACATGCCTGTACCCTGTCCGGGGACCATGCCTTCGAATGCCTGATTGGCAAAGCCGATAGGGGCAGGATCGCCACCGTAGGCCAGAGACGAGATACCGCCGCCCTGCGCCATGCCCATATTCTTCATGACGGTTTCAATAGGAGATTTTCCTTCAGCTGCCATGTATGCAGGAGACATCATCTCCGGATTCTTGGCTAACATGTAGGCAGGAGAAAGCCTCTCCGGCTTCTTAGCCAACATGTAGGCAGGAGAGAACATCTCCGGCTTCTTAGCAAACATGTATGCAGGAGAGAACATTTCCGGCTTCTGAGTGAACATGTATGCAGGAGACAGGCTCTTTAACAGTCCGCCGATACCAGCCTGAACCACCCCGCCCTGTGCAAGGTCAGTCGCACCTTCTTCAGATGTACCTTCCCCAGCCCCATGGCCTACGCCGGTATCACCCTGATCGCCTGATCCCGAATCTTCTCCACCCATACCAGTACCGCCATAGCCCTCTGACACAGCCTCAAAGTTTGGATCAACGCTCTGTCCTGTATTAGTCGTACCAATACCTTGAGGCCCGGCTGTTGTTGTCCCATAGCCGCTGACCTGACCCGGAACCGACGGACCCATTACGTTAGCAAGACCACGTCCAATGTTGGCGACGTTTGCAATCATTCCAATAGGTCCGGGAACCATTCCGAGAGCAGCAAGACCGAGGCTCATCGGAGTCGGGTTGAACGACCCAAGACCAATATCGGCTACTGGTTCGTTCAGCCCCAAAGACATACCGGGTCCGACATCAGCTGATTGTCCGGTGCCAGATGATTGTCCGTAATCTGTCTCATCTGCCACGCCGCCGTACGGATCGCCGGGGCCATACGGATCGCCGTACGGGTTCGGAACCTGTCCACCGTCGGCAGCAAGGAACGTACCGAAGCCGCCTGTCGTTGCCATGCGTCGGAGTTCAGCCGGTGACGAGAATGCCGGGGGACGTTGCAACATACGTGCCCGTGCCCTGCCTCGCTCACGACCGCCTTCAAGATCAGCGTCGAAGTATGGGTCGTACTCGTCGTATGCCAGAGCAAACGGCATTTCGTCCGGGGCCATCAGGCCCAATCCCTGACCGACTGGCGCGGCCAAGGCTCCGGATAATCCAGCCGCCGCTGCGCTACCATAAGTTGGAACAGCCTGTGCTGCCTGTGCAGCAGCATACGATTCGGGAAACGCACCAGCCATTGTTTCTGGAAGGACTGGTGTCTTCGCCATTTCGCCTAGACTACCGAAGAGTCCGGTTGATTCTGTAGCAGCAGGAGTTACAGCAGAAGAAATTTCAGCATATGTAGGCACTACGCCACTTGCCTCATATCCTAACGAAGCTGTTGCTGGGTCAACTGGAGCAGCAGTTACCCCACCACCAGACGGGGCAAACGCACCCATGGCCGAGCCGAGACCGTACGACATAAGGCCGGACAGTCCGCCCTGAATTAGGGATTCGCCAAGACCCCGGCCCTGTGCCAGTCCTGCCGCTGTGCTTCCAAGACCTGCCCCAACAGCAGCCGGAAGAACTGTAGAACCAAGCAATGTTGGCGCAGCCATGGGAAACAGAACAGACCCGGCTAACGGCAGGGCAATCGGAAGAATGTCCTCAAGAATACCAGCCTCGGGCAGACCTGTCTCAGGGTTAGTCGTCAGGCGTCCGGTCGGGGACATCGCCTGTAGCGTCCGAAGTTCCATCGGGGTCATATGGACCAGACGGGTGTCCGGACCACGCCCCTGCATCTCCATTAGTTGTGCAAGGCCGGAATATGGTGCTTGATATGCCATACCTGATTATATCCGTTAGTGAAAGTCTACCCAACCAGTGCCGGAGATGTATCCCTGAAACTTACTGGTTGCTCTGTTGTAACGTACGGCACCCTCTGGCGGCGACTGTACGTCGGATGTGTCGTTTACCGGCAGCACGACATCCGACGGTGTCGAGTCTACCTCATCATCACGCTGTTGCAGCGTCAGCGACAACTGGCTGACATAGTCGGTAAGTATTCTGTGCAGTTCGATGATCTGCTGATCGCTGAACTGATTGAACGCCGACATAAGTTCTGGGTAGACGACGGCCATTAACGACCCCCATCAGGCTGTATCTGTAGTCGCATGGACCCGTACTTCCAGTCTGTGCCGCCAACAGAGCAGTCCAGCCGGATTCTGGCCTGTCGTCCCCGTGCCCTAAAGTCTAGCTTGTCGGTGGTCGGGTTGATCGTAAACGGACCCTTGACGGTCTCGTCCGATGCCTGTGGGTATCGCTTTGTCTTGATGGTAAAGCTGACAGACCCGCCGTCTGAGATTGAAACGTCGGGAACTAGCCGACGAATCAACATCATCTTGTTGCCCGATTCTATCTCGAACGAGGCAGACTCAAGGAACGAGTCGAGAGGCTGTCCGTCTGCTGTGTAAACACCGTCAGGCTCGTTGTTGTAGAGGTAGCTATCCGATCCACCGGCAATAATATTCTCGAAGATGCCCTTGTCAGCCCATGTCGTAAACTTGCCTGTGCCGTAGACCCAGTAGTTTTCCAGCGGGTTATAGCTGACGTAGGCGTCACACTCCGTCGAGGAGCCGGACGGATACAGCCATGTGATCTCGTTGAACTCGGAGTTGATTCCGGCAAAGATTTTGTCTTTCTGGTCTACATTAAGATCGTCGTAGATGTAGCGACGGACCGTGCAGTCCAACGTCTGTACAGCACCGCCCTGCCAGACGAAGAAGTTGCTCTCGCCCATCCAGAAGGGAATGCCGTTGAACTCTGCTGCTGCGTGTGGGGCAATGAGTCCGGTGTTGTCGCCGATATGCCGGAAACGGAAGACAAAGGGACCACCTACGTACTGCATGGTATGAGTAGCCGTGTCGGTCCAGATCATGACGGCCTGACGGCTGTGCAGTCCTCCGACAATCTTGGACCCGGTGTTGAGCGGGTTGGACCCGGCGGTGTTGGTAGCCGATGCTGTCCAATCGTTAAAGTCTTCCTGCGCGGACCAGCGGACCAGCAGCGGGTCATAGTCACCGGCTTCATTCGTGCAACCAAGGCTGATGGCAAACAGGCTGTCCGGCGTCACCAGAATCTGGTTATTGATCGTCGGGGAGGCGGTTACAAGAACTGCCCGTGTCGTTGCCCCGTTCGTTGCGTCCCACTGATAGATGCGGCCACCACGAGGGTTAGCCAACATATCTTCGCCCCATGTGGTCAGCGACCACTGACGAATGTCCACGGTAATATTTGATGTCGTCCGTGGAGTGCCGTAGGTGGACAGGCCGTACGTACCAGCAGACCAGCCAAATCCCGGCTGCGACACAGACGCACCGCCGGGGAGCAGACGATGGACCGTCACATCACCACCAGCAGACGCTGACGTAGCAGCAGCCGTTGTCGTCACATCGACGGCAAACGACCCGGCTGCAATTACCGACACCTCGTACGAGACGCCGATGTCGTCCAGAAAGATGTTACCCCCGACGGTCGTTGTCTGTGAGGTAAACGCCACATAGTTACCGTCCTCGACGCCAATGCCGGTCGTTGAGACGACAATCCGTGTAGACCCTGCTGTGGTGTTCAGGCCGTTTGTTACGGTAACAACCGAGACAATCGGGGTAATGTCGTAGTTTTTGCCGCCTTCGTACAGATACAGTTTTTCTTCTGTGCCGAAGCCGACCAGCCGCGACGAATCAAAGTCGATCCATGTGATAGTGTCGCGGGGTGTCCCATCGAACGAACCACCGCCCCGTTTCTCGTAGCCGCGAATGTTCTGCGGTGTACCATCACGGAATCGGACATGGTCCCCGTCGTACCAGTGGCCCTTCTCGGCATACCGAGTGTTCTCCCGATTGAAGCCGGGTCGGGCAAAGTTAAGTTCGGAGAGAACCCCTGCCATGGTTAGACGATATTCAGGACCGAGAAGGCGCTGATTGCCGTAGACGTTCTGACGTTATAGATCAGGGCATCGACATCCGAAGCACCGGTAGACAAAGTGGGGGCGTTACCTCCTTCAAATTTCCAGTTTGAATTAAACGACATCGTCCGAGAGCCGGTGCCGTCCTGTACGATATAGATAATTCCGGACTGACCGGGCTGCACGTTAGACGGATTAGCGATAGACACGTTACCGTTAAGAATTGTCGTAAAGTTATTGCCGGTGGCAAAGTCCAGAGACACCGCCGAGGACGCTACGGCAACCGACACCGGGCTGGAAAATGCCTGTGCCCCTGTTCCGATGACCTGTGCGGTGAATGTTGCTGACGAGGAGAACGTGTAGTTTCCGGTGATTGTCTCGTCCGAAGACACGTTGGCATACCGGGCGTCGGCAGACGACACCGGAATCAGGTTGGCGGCTCCGGTGCCGAAGTCGAGAGTCGATGCCGTACCAAGTCCCAGACCAGTCGAATCGGTTGCGTCAGTAACGGTCACACCATCCGTAAAGATAATCTTCGTACCGCCCTGCGGGACTACCGTTCCGGTGCCTCCGTTAATCAGAACCGTCGCATCGTATGAACCCGATGTGTTGTTCTTGACGATGTAGCTTTTGCTGATACCCGACGGGAGATACATGTCGGTATTGGCTGTCAGCGTCCCGCTCATCTCAATAATTGCGGATCGGGCTTGGTCGGTAGTACCGTCATTGGCTGTCAGGCTGACATCACCAGCAGCAAGGCTAATCGTGGTGTACCCGGCGATGGCAAAGTCGGTGAGATCAATGACCTCATCATTCAGAACTGTACCCCACGTTGAGTCATTTTCGCCGGTTGCCTGTTTTGATAGTCGAATGCGCGTGGTGTACGTTGCCATTAGATTTCCTCCGGCCAATCAGTGATGGGGGCATTGCCGGTTATGTTGCCGTCTGCATCCGTTGGTTCAACAAATAGCGCCTTGAAATCATCAAGCGTCGAACACGCATTGATGTTGTTTTCAATGGTTGTTGCTGCTGAACGAATATCGTTTCGATACGTCTGAATGTCGGCTGGTACAGCAGCCTCAGTATCCTGTAGTCGAATATATGCCCAGTCTGTTTGTGCCAGAAGCGAACCCTGCGTCTGTTTCGTCTGGGCAATCCAGACAGACTTCAGACCCGGAGTAACCATCTGCGTTCCTGTCTGCGGATCAATGATGGCGTCACCGTTGTCGTCCACCTCGTTGGTATCTTCCAGAGCCTTTGGCGTACTCGTGTACGTACCGTCAGCATTCTGCGAGAACCAGTAGAAACGACCATCAGGCTGTACCTGCGGCGCAGTCCAGACAAGTCCTTGAGCAATCTTTTCGTCCTCTGACCAGATATGCCAGTTAGCCGGGTGCTGAACGCCGTCATCATTCGTCCATGCCCGACCCTCACGGATGTGTTTTCCGTTATATGTCCACATTGTCTCCTCCTAACGAGCCGTGGCAGGGGCGACACCATTGCCGCCAAAGGGGTTTTCTGCGAAACACATTGCAATATATTTTCTATTAGACGCAGAGTTAATACCGCCATCTGTTCCGCGAAGTTTAAAACCGTTGCTAAGAATATCTATATCTCTGCCGCTAGTTCCTTCTGCATCTGCAAGACTCGGAAACAAATATCTGTTTGATGCGTTGAACGTGTTTCTTGTTGAGTCGTACAGGTGCCAATACTCACCATTTTCCGTACAGCGTATAAACACAACGGCGGGTCTAAAACCGCAGTAAACAAAAGGTCCGTTTGTGCTGCCGTTTGAGGTGTAAGTCGCAAATTTACTAAACCCGGCAACTTCATTCCAAACATAAGCCAGATACGTTCTGCCGCTGCCGTTAACATTCGGGTCCGTGCCAAGCGTAAAGGTTGTCGAACTGCCTCCCTTCACACGACTGGAAGAACTATTTGCAGCTTCAGCAGCATTTATTTTCAAGTCTTCCGTAAATGCTGTAACACCTGTTTCCCAATTTGATACTTGTCGGTTATCTCCATTTGACCGTGGAAAAATTACGACTGTTTTAGGTGTTACACCAAGCCCATGACCAACGGTTGCATTATCGTTTCCGTCACCAGTGTAAGTAACAATACTCAGACCAGATGTTGTGTTTTCAGAAATAGTAGAATTTATGCTGCCGACAGTGTTGCTGGACGTACCGTTCGCTGCCAACCACTGCCATGCAACATAAGTATCACTGCTTGTGTTAACCTTGGCAAGGTTACCCACCGTAAATCCAGCAGCGTCGAATGCTGTCAATCCTTCTGTCTCAGTTGTTTCAGCGTTGGAGTTATTAGACGCTAAATCTTTTGTCGTTCCACGAACAACGTCATACAAAGCGTTGTCTGCTGATCCATTACGTTCTTTAATCCAGACAAAGTCAGGTTGGAACGTACTGTTTTTATCTTGAGTTACTGACTTACCTCCAGAACCTATTGCAGTTCCGTTTCCGGTATATAGACTGGCCTGAAAATATGCGGAGCCATCTTTGATTGTTGGCTCGGGCAACGTGCTGCTGTCGATCTGCGAGAAACCTGTCGGCGGCGTGTACGTCAGTCCCCCTGTCTGGCCGAAGTTTGCAATAAGGCGACTTGTACCTGTGCCATAATCTACCGCAAATGCTGGAGCAAATGTTCCTGACAATCCTGAATAGGCTTCGTTCGTTCCAGCAGCAGGATCGCCCGATGCTTGGAATGTACCATTTACCGACCACCAGATTTTTCCGTTATCAAGATCAAGTGCTACGCCAACAATATCCCCGGCAGATAGTGAGGAGCCGTAAGAAGACGCGCTGCCGTTATTTAGCTTTTCCCCAACGGTATTATAAGCATATCCCGTGCTGTCCTGAGAAAAGTTAGAACCTGCTGAACCTGTTCCAAGACGCCACTCGGGGGATACAACGCCAATAAACTCTCGGCCTACACCAGACTGACCCAGCGCATCAGCTTCGACTTCCCAGTACCATTTGCCGCTGCTAACAGCAAACGTAGCACGGGCATCGTTAGAGGAGCCGCTGTTAGCGTTTTGGAACGTAAGGTTTCCGTCGCTAATAGTAACATTGCTTCCGGTTTGGTAATCAATTGGGCTGATGACAGGGAAGTTAAGGGTCGGGCTATCCGAAACCTGATCGGCAGTGGTCAGCCCTGACGAGGTGAAGTCATTCCCGTTGCCACTACTGTCGTCGCCAAAATTAGAACTGTCTTGGCCTTTCAGGTAAAAGCCGTTGGTTCCGAATGTCCCGGCATACTGTTTTGGAATCCACACGCCGTCGTCGTTGTATTCACCAAAATCGGTTGCGTTTAAGGCTTGGTCACCGACCCAATATATCTCAGCCATGTAACCGTCAAAATGATTGGTATTGCTTACATGACGGCAAATATTCCATTGATTGTTTCGATTAAATAGCGTTGCAGTACCCGTAAAACCGCTAACTTGCTCACCATTAACATAGCAAACCCATGTTCCGGCATTACTGGAAAAAACTATATGATACCAGCCAGACGGATCACGGTAGACCGGGGTGCTGTTGTAAACGGTTGCTCCGTTGTAAAGCCGAAGCGTGTCAGTGCTGGTGACAAACGCCATGCCACTTGCACCACTTTCTTCACTGAAGAAATATTGGTTGTCGCCAGTCGATAGTTGCCCACGTTTCAGCCACAGCGACAATGTCCAAGTATCACCTTCGTCGGTGCTGAATGTTCTGGTCAGGTACGCTGAATCACTTCGATTAAACCGGATTGACTGATCGATGGTATAACCAGCGGCTGTACCAGATGCACCTGCAAGAATGTCGTTTTGAAATACCATCTAGTTCGTCCAAGTGTTTCCGGGACCGGCAGTTACCGTGGTCCATGTATCTAACGCGCCTGTAGAAACTGTCGTCCAGACGTCGGCTGGTCCGACGGGTACGACAATCCAGACAGGATATTGCCCAAGTATTATATCAGCAGACTCGCCGGTCACAACGACAGTTGCGGTTCCTGTTACTGTAACGGTTCCTTCGTCAATGTCTAGCGACTCTCCTGTTAAGGTAATGGTCGCCTTTGCATCAACAGTAGCTGTGCCTTCATCAATGTCCAGAGATTCGCCAGTCAGGACGATATTCTGCGCTATGACAATAGTTACAGTGCCTTCGTCAATATCGAGACCAAGGCCTGTAAGTTCTTCAATTACAGCATTGGCAATTACCGTGACAATGCCTTCGTCAATGTCGAGAGACAGCCCGGACAGGGCTACCACAGAATTATTTTCCTGCGTTGAAAACGGCAGTTCTGAAAATGCCGAAAACCCAAACATGGTTACGTCACATTCAGTGAGGCAACCGCATGAATAGCGACGGAAGTTTGAACTACGTAGTCGATACGATCAGTGGCAGACGTACCGGTAGATAGCGTCGGAGCCGTGCCTCCGGCAAATTTCCAATACGATCCGAAGGACAGCGTTCTGCCCCCAGTTGTGTCTTGTACGACAAAGATTGAACCTGTCTGGCCCGGATCAATGTTAGACGGATTTGCCAGTGTACGATTACCGCCTAGCGTTACTGCAAAGTTTTGGGCCGCATCAAAGTCAGGTGTAATTGACGCACCATCTGTCAGGCTGGTGATTGTAGCACGGGCTGACTCGGTGATTTCGAATTGCTTGGCAGGAGCCGTTGTGCCAATACCGACATTACCGTCGCCCTTAAATACGACGTTAATATCACCACTTGTTGAGCCACCAGCCGTAAATGCAAAATGCTGACTTGAACTGTCGCAACCAAAACGGTTGTATCCACCTTCATGGTCAATGTGTAGCGTAGCGTCGGAGTTATTTGAGCCGCTGAACGTGCGTTTAGCAGATACGCCGGGACTTGGATAAATTTGAAATTTTGCGCTAGGTCCGCCAATGTTACCGTTTACATCAAGTTTGTAACCAGCGGTGGGCGAAGACGTACCAATACCGACGTTGCCGCTGCCGTTGATGGTTATCGCATCGCCGTTCGTGACCTGCCCAAGAGCAAGGGTCTGTGTTCCGTTCATCTTGAACGCTGCGCCGCCACTGCGGCCCTCAAGCGTCAGGCCGAAGTTATTGGTGTCACTGAACGTAACAACGTCCGTAGTCGCGCCAAGCGCAGCTGTACTGTTAAACCGCGCGACCTCACCAGAGGTGCCCGGTAAGACATGCAGGGGATAGGACGGGCTGCTCGTCCCAATACCGACATTGCCGCCGACATTAAACGTACCGCCAACCGACGCAGACGTTACGACAACCAGCGTGTTAAATGTACCGTCGGTAGATGAAACAGTTCCGCCGTCTACATTGATTGCATTGGTGGCGTTGGTAGCCGACGTAGCAAACGTAGCTGATGTTGCATTGGTTGCAGATACAGCGGTTGTAGCGTTGGTAGCAGATGCTGCAAATGTAGCAGAGGCGGCAAACGTAGCAGATGTTGACCGCGTGGCTGAAACAGCAAACGTGGCGTTTGTTGCAGACGTTGCAAAGATTGCGGTCGCTGCTTCCGTTGCCGAAGTGGCAAACGTGGCAGACGTTGCACGAGTTGCTGACGTAGCAAACGTGGCGGACGTTGCATTAGTCGCCGACACCGCCGTTGTCGCATTAGTAGCTGACGCAGCAAATGTCGCAGACGCCGCAAACGTAGCAGACGTAGCACGGGTTACCGACACCTCCCCGGCTGCGTCACGATAGATAGCCTTGTCGGACGGGTACGTGACAAAGACATCCTTCGTACCTGCCGAGAAGTCTACGGCTGAATCAGAGTTAGACGATTCAAGAATGGTGTCGCGGCTGAGTGTCGTACCGGAGGACGTATATGTACCAATGCCAACTTCCCACTCATCTGCCGACTGATGGACAATGGCGTAGTACGTCGTGTTGCTGTTGCCAACGGCAGCAAACGACTCAAAACCGGCAACTGCACCGCCAAGGGTAACCGTGCCAGTGCCGGTGGTCGTAGTCTGTTCCTTGACCCTGTCTTTAAGAACCAGTGCCATGGGTCAGGCCTACGAAGATTTGATGCGAATAATCGCTGTTGCAGCCGCTGCTGACGGGAACTGAATGGTAAAGTTGCCGTTCGATGAAGACTTGTCAGCCCCAAAGTCAAAGACTGCAACGGCCTTGTCAGCCTGTGTCGAGTTGTAGATAAGTGCACCACGGGCGGTGATAGTTGCCGTGGAGACAACAGCATCAGTAATCGAGACGACCGCAACCGACGAGTCTGTGGTAACGTCGATGCCGGTCAGTGTGATGCCACCGGCAGAGTAACCAGTACCGGCAGTTTCGCCCGAGGTCGTGTATGCCGTCGTGCCGTCGGACAAGGAAGCCGCCGAAGTATAGAGTGCAAGTTTAATCGTATCCGTATCAAGATCATGCTCACCAAGAAGAATCTCCTTCTTGAAGCTGATACAAATGCCTGAAGTAATAGCCATCAGGGGCCTCCGGTCAGTGTGTTGGCATTGTTAGCCTGTTGATTGTGCGGCTCCAGATCATCACGACGGGCACGACGGGCACGATTGCGGAGCAATTCGATTTCCTTAGTGTAAAGTTCGGTCCAGAGTTTAACAACTTCGTAGTTCTTGTTGAACAGTTCTGCCTCGACCATACACGCATAGAACAGGGCATTGGGTGTCTCTGCCGTGTAATAGTTTGTCGGATTGGCCGATGTTATGGCCGATGGTGCGGCGACAAAAGCAAGTTCAATATTGAATGCAGAGACGGGTGTTGGCGCCACGATGATCGTGTTGTCGTCCCAAAGGCCGTAGTATTTGGGGGTTCCGGTGGATGTACGTACAGGCCAGTAATCTGCAATGAAATCTACGTTCCTGTTCAGCAGATTGATACGTGTCCCGTTAGCCGTTATGTTGGCCGATTCTACGATGGTAAATCCGGTTGGCAATCCGAGGAACGGATCGGACGCGACAAGCTGTGAATACTGATGCTGCGTCAGACCGGCATCGTCTATGTCGATTGTAAGACGCGCCTCGGCCCGTGAAATAAATTGGTCGATCTGACTGGCAAACTCTGTGCCGTCATTCTCGGTGGACTCAATGATGTTGGTCCGTAGCTGTGAATAGGTCAGTGCCATTAGTCTACCTGTCCATTATGATATGCTGGTGAACTATCGTCTGGTGTCCACGAGCCGTCAGTTGCAGATGTGTCAGCAGTTGTATCTGGCCTTGGATGGTCAAGGCTCGGATCATCTGTTGTGTCCACGTTCGTCATGTTCTGCGGATGGTTCACCCTGTTGTAGGCACCATCAAAACATTCTGAGCAGACCCATACACCAACCTCTACTTCGTTACGCAATTCAATGTACTTGCACCGAAAGCCACAGCGGTCACAGATAGCATTGGAGCGACGACCCGTTGCCATCAGAGACTGCCCAGCCTCGGCTTGATAAACATGGACGTCCGCTGACGATCCTCCTCAAGAGCAAAGGCAAAGGTTTCCTCGTACTGCTGCTTCAGGAAGCTGATCTTCGACGGGTCCACGCCGGGACGACGCATCGACATCTTGTAGGCCAGACCGTCTACCAGAGCCGGAAGGAAACGGAACGGCAGATCGGCTGTCTGAATGGCCGAGGCGGTCACGTCCTGAATACGTGTCATGGTAAATAGATTCATCGTATAGGTCTGATCAGGTGTCGGC